GTTCCTCTGTCAGACGCTCCCCGGCTTCCCATATACCCGACCGGAACGTTGGTACAACGTAATTGAAATAATACCCTTTCAATGCCTCCGACGAACCGGGGGACGCAACGGTAAAACGGGCGATTATGCGGCTACCTTTGTGCATTGCAAAGAATTGATTTAATTCCCCCATGTAGATTTGTAAACCGCCGTTATTATTAATCATTCCCGTTGCTGTTATCTCTCTTTTCCTCATTGTCTTTCTTTTCTTGTTCAACAAATTGTTTCATTGTAATATTAAACGCTTCGCCGCCAACTTCCAATATAAACTTTCTTTCGCTGCTTGAATATCCCTGCAACTTCTTATCCATTGCATTTGCATACAATACCGTCATTTGTCCCGGTTCAAAAACTCCTCGTTCCTGCAAACGGTCTATCGGGTGCCGCTTCAATGGTGCGTCCGCCATCATTCCGGCTTTTCTGCGGGTGTTTTCCAAATCGGAAATAACCACTTTCAGATTATTATAAAAAGCGGGTGTTTTCAACACGTCCGCAATTGTCTTTTCTTTAACTTCCATATTGTTTTGTTTAAGGGACGCCGGGGAACCGACGCCCCGGTTAATTACTCGCTTTCTGTGTATTCCTCAATAATCAAATCGTCCTGCCCTCTTTTAACTTCTTCAATGAATCCTTGGAACCCGTTTTTCTTGGCAATATCAATAATTGCTTGCAATCTCTTTTCGCCCAAACTTTCGCCCCTCGCAATGCGGAATACTTTCACGGTTGGGTTACTTGCTATAATCAGTTTTGCGGCAACCTCCATTATTTGCGAATCTGAAACCTTTCCGGCGACAAATGGGACGTCATTTAATACTAACCCATCATCACTAAACGAAAGCCCGGAAATCGGTAATTTCGCCGACGAAATAAGTTTTTCACGCTCGGCGGATAATTCCGCAATTTCTGAATCCATCTTTTCCGCTTCTGCTTTTTTGTCGTCTGCTTGTTTTTTCTTTGAAAGATAATCGGCAACCTTTGCAGCCTTTTTGTTGTGTTCCTCGGCTTCTTTCAATTGTTTTTCTGTATCGAAATTATTCGGGTTCAAAGCCTCATAATCTGTTAACCATTTTTCGGCACTTGCTATTTTTTCCTCATAATCTTTCTTTTCTTCTTCAACGACCGAAACGGTTTGTTTATACGTCTTTTCGGCTTCTTCCATTGCTTTCTTTGCCGCCTCAATTGCTTTATTGTATGAATCTTTGGCGGCTGCCAAACGTACCGGAATCTCTGCCAATCTCCCCTTTCTTTCTTCCATACGTAAACGCACGCCCTTTGCTTTCTCAACCAACTTTGCGTTTTCCTGCTGTTCTTTCATCAGTTCCGTAATGTCCTTTGGTTTGGCATACGTTTTCAAATCCTGCGTTGTCAATCCCTGCCCGGCTGCATCTGATATTGATTTGTAGGTTTTCAAATCTCGGTTTACTCCGGTACGTTCTGTTTTAAGCCCGGCAACGGTTGTATCAATTTCGGCAATCCTTGTTCTTACTTCTTCCGGCAACAAAGACTTTACAACCTCAATTTGCTTTCTGCGTCCCTCGGCGGTTTCCGACCAACGGGAAAATTCCACGGCGTCAAAATCAGTATAACCGAAAATCTTTTGCAACATAGAAACGTTATCACTTTTCATTCCGGTTGTCTTTGATTTAATTGATAACGTGCCACGTGGGTTTGCTTTTGTGAATTTCAATTCAACCTCGTATTCCTCTCCGTCGTCGCCGACAATCATTTTTGCAAAACCTTTGCTTTCTCCGTTCTTCAATACGGCGTCACGGTTCCCGGTCAACAAAGCCCCAATTGCTTTTAATACGGTTGATTTTCCCAACTCATTATCTCCGGTAATGAAATAAACGTTACCGTCGAAATCTGCGTTAAACTCTTTAATTACTTGGAAATTTACCAATTCTAATTTCTTAACTATCATTTTTGCTCTCGGTTTGTGCCGGGGTTTCCCCCGGCGGTTAATATTATTTTTTTTGTTTCTCTCATTCTTTGGTATATCATTGTTTGCACCTTAACAAATGCGTCCCGGCTTTCTTTCGCTTCCTCAACCGTGCAATCAGCAATGAAATTTTCCAAACGCTTGTATAATTCGTATAACTTCATAGTTTTATAATTTATCCGGGAACCCGCCCGGTCGGTGTTTGTCGTGCTCTGAAAGATTTTGGCTTTATCACTTCATTTAATCGGTTACCGAACCATTATTTAACCCTTTGTAGATACCGTTGCTTACTTTCTACTCTTACGAACTTAATCTTTCAACAGTCTTTTTGCATTTTGGTTAGACTGTGGGGTCTTTCGTTGTTTGACACTGCAAATATACGCATAACATTTTAACTACCAAAATTTTTTCTTTTTATTTTCAAAAAAAAACAATAAACCCGGAACGTTATACATTCCGGGCATAAATCAAAACAGCCTCATTTGTTTATCTGTTATTTTAGCAACAATTGCATCAACTTCACCTTCTAAACGTTTACACGTTTCCAATATTTCCGGTCTGCGTTGGGCAAAATATCTGCGTTGATTATGACGCAATTGTTTTGTTAATTCAATAAAATAATCAAAGGCATATTCCCATTCATAACCGTATGCAATTGAAACTTTATGTTGGCAACATCTTGTTATTAAAGAATGGTCGTAACCATATTTTTTACATGCTTCATCAATACTTTCAAAATAACCTATCAATTCCCCGTTCTTAAACTGAAACAAAGGTTTTGAATGTAAACAACATTTGCCACGTTTCCCATAAAAAGGACAATTTTCTCCACTTTTAGATAATCCAATACGTTCTTTTGTTATTGGGTTATTATTATTTTCTTTTATAGTAACCCATCTTAAATTATCAACAGAATTATTTTTTCTATTTCCGTCTATATGGTCAACGCATGGTTTACCGTCCGGGTTTGGAATAAATGCCATTGCAACAAGTCTATGAACTAAACATGTGGTTACTTTCCCTCCAATACATAAATGAATGTGTTTATAACCGTATGTGTTTGTTTGCTGTTTCATCAACTTTCCATTTCTAAACACATTTCCGTTTCTATCAATTTCATATTCTTTAAAATCCGGAATACTTATTTTTTCCGGATTTTCGATTTGCGGGGCTTTTTCTTCTTCCATGTATATTTTATCCATTTTGAAATTAAAATCGCTCTACGTGGCTAAAACAAACGTTCGTGCATGTTGCTTGGTAAATTCTGACGCACCCAACCGGGGTTGTTGCGCAAAATGTATCGTCCAAAGTGCATTATCAACGTGGCGTCGGCGTTCCACAATGTCGGTTTCAATTCCGGGTACAAATTCCCGGCAACCTCTTTGTATCTGCGTTTTCGCTCGTTCTTTTCTTCTTTTTTTCGTGTCGTCTTTGCTCGCAACTTCAATTCGTTTTGCCATTTCATAGGGTGTACCATAACAAACGGAATGTCGCAAACTGAAATGATTGCTTTCAATTGCTCAAAGTTTGCCATCATCTTTTGTATTCGGTACAATTTACCCATATTTACGCCATCGGCACCCGGCGTTACATCATCCGGGCGCACGCTCAATTTTTCCAAAAAGACAATTGGCGAACAAATGCTTTTCAAATACAACAAATAGTCTTTGAGTTCGTTTATATCCTTTGGCATTTTTATGGCGGTTATGTTATGGTTCGGTCGCCATGTTACTATACCCCCACTTGTTCCGGGGTCAATTCCTACTACTGCTGAAATTTTCATAATTAAAATAAAACTTGCTGTCTTTGAAACTCAATTAATCTTTTCTTTGCTTATTCATAATAAACCGGGTCTTTTTCAATTATAGTTAAATCAAAGCCCAATTTATGTGCGGCTATTGCATGGCTCATACTTCCGCCGTGCGTGTCCAATATCCTTTGACCGGGTTCTGCAAAATTTTGTAATAGCCATTCATATAATATTATTGGTTTTTGTGTGGGGTGTATCTTTTTTTCTTTGACTGAACTTTTACCTTGTAAATTTCCATAATATCTATAATCAAAACATTTTGCAGGGCAATTAAAATTAGTCCACGCAAACTCACCATCTGAAAAGTTAGGAACCGGATTTTGTTTGTACCAAAATATAAAACATTGGCATGGAGGCAATTTATAATAATTTCCACCCCATATTATACATTTATTAGAAATTCTGAAAAGTTCGTCAAAATAAATATCATTTGGTATATCATTATCCCAATTCTTTTTTTCATGCTTTGACCTTGCAGGTTTTGCAGCGTAATCAATTCCGTATGGCGGGTCAACAATTGCCAAATCAAAAGATTTATCACTTTGGGATTGCATAAACTCCATGCAATCCCCGTTTATTAATGTTATGTTTCCACATTTTTCAATTTTCATCTTTATATCCTCCCGCTTTTGTAAAATAACCTATTACGCCAATTATAAAGCAAACAATAAATAGTTCCATATTTAAAACTTCATGTAGTTATCAACTTGCATTTCCTCGGCAATCATCCGGTCAAATGCTTTTATAATCTCCTTTTTCCGGGCAACCTCAAACGCCGTAAAATCAATTTCCGGGCTTTCGGTTCCTTTTCGGCGAACTTGAAACGCTGTATATTGGTTTATCATTCCACGGGCTACACGCTGCATATACCGGGCAAACGCTTCTTTTCGGTCGTCCTCTTTAACTTGTACATCATCAGCCAACCCGCATTTTTGCAACCATTCATACAAAAACATATCATCAGTTAGCCCCAATATTAATTTCCCGGTGTATTTGTAGCAAAGGAAAATATAACGGTTCCGCCATTGTCTTTGTATCTCAAATTGCCGTATTTGCTGCGGCGTCATTTCGCCTTTTGGTTCCGGCAATACTTTAAACGCTTTGTCAATTACGACGTTCTGTTTTCGCTTGTATGCGTTCAATATCTTTGAAAGATAATCCGCATTGAATTGCTGATAATGATTTTTATCCGGGTTCCCGTGTTTATCTTTCGGCAAAAATTCGTCTAATTCCCCGGTCGTCGCCAACTCAAAAGCTATCTTAATATCCGCCAACGTCATATCAGAGTGATAACGTTTCAGAATATCCAACAACCGGGATTGTATATAATTCCAATCATTTTCATTCTGTGGTATTATATAACCAACGTCCATTGCTATACGCTTAAACAACAACGAAAGATTTTCAACTAATTTTGCATCGTCAATTTCCGCAATTGGTGTTTTTGTTGACGCTGCGAAAACATATTTTTCAACTGGGTTTAATGCTTTGGCAACCTCCGGCAATTGCATCATTCTACGGCGTACTTCAATGGCTTTTGTTCCGGGCTTGGTATTATATATTTCTAAAGCCGTATTTTCTTTTTTTTCAATAGCTCCCATATCAATCAAAATCATTGTTTAAATACTTCATCATATCCGCAATTTCTTTGCTGCTTTGCTGCTCTGTCTTCACGGAACGTTTCATTTTTTCCCATTTTTCGTATTTTTCGGGGGTTGAATCATATTCTAACGCCGCCCATCCTTTTGAAATGCTTTCTTTTATCAGAATCAGCGCAAATTCTTCCGGGTATTTACTTAATCCATTTAAATTTGCTTGTATAGCGGAAAAACTTTTTTGCGACGTTCTCCATTTTGGTTGACACATCAGTATATAAAAATTCCGTTTAAAATCTTCGCTTTCAAATGGAAATACAAGTTTATCAAAATAGTTATCAACTTTTTCAATTACTTGTTTACGCACGTCTAACGCATCCGGCGTGAATCCAAATTTAACGCTCGCTTTTACTGTTTTTTCTTCGTTGAAAAAATCGGCTTGTGAAAATCCGTCCGGATTTTCTTTAGATGCTTTAGCATCTTTCTTTATATTATTATTTATATTATTATTTATATTATTTATATATGGCGGATTTTTTTCCGCTTCAACGGGATTTTTTTCCGCTTCAACGGGATTTTTTCCCGCTTCAACGGGATTTTTTTTCGCTTCAACGGGATTGTAAACGGTTCCCCAATCTCTTAACATTTGCGACGGGGTAAAACAAACGTGGTTGTCAATCTTTATTATTTGAATCAATCCCAAATTTTCCAAATTCTTATAAAGCCGCCTTAATGTATCAACTTTATTTGGTAAAATCGGGCAATAAACAGATATGTTTTTATAATCTGCCATGTAGTAAGGTTTCCCGGCATATTGTATTGGATTTTGCGCCAACAAACCAAAGAAACATGACGCTAAAATGCTTTCCGTTGGGTTTAAATCTAAAACCCTTGAACGTACTAAATCTAAAATTAAATAACTTCTTTCGTTCATAGGATGAAAAAGCCCGTAATCCGGGCTACCACACACCGGAAAACGGGCTTTGTGCTAATATTAGCAAATATCTTGCAAACGGTGGTAGTCGTTTGTTTCATGCCGCAAATATAGTGTTTTATTTCTGTTCCACCAACTGTACGGGCTTAAAAGCTTCTTTTACCGCAAACAAATTTCCCTCACTTTCGTTTGGAACAATCGTAACAACCGGATAACGGGAACGGTCGCCGGGCTTTTGAGAAACTGCAAATTGTACGTTCATATCAAAGATAATTCCTTTGACAAACTTCTTTTCTTCCAATATGGCGTCGAATGTATCACGGATATTGGGTATTGTTGACGCCGTACCCTTTGTCGTGAATTGCCATACCCCGCCAACGCCACGAACCAACGGAACAATAAAAGTTACGGTTAACGTTACAATCCATCCGTCGCCGCCGTTTAATACGGCACGGTTGGGGTGCTTTTCCGCAACCCCCGCCATCAAATTGGGATAATCCTTTGTACTATATTGACAATATTGTTTTCCGTTCCATACAAAGAACGTTTCCCCGTCGCCGTATGCTATGCGTCGCCCGTCGTCGTCCCGGTATTCGTACATTTCATTGCAAACCTTTTCCGGGGCGTCGTCCGGGAAAACAATCTGTATTGTTTGCGGTTTCTCGCCGTATGCTTTCGTAAACAATCCTGCATACTTTCCGGTTGGTATAAAATAATCAACGCTTTTTGGGTATTCTTTGCCGTTTGCCGCCTTTTCCTTGTACCCTACTTTGATAAACCCCACACGTGGCAAAACAACACGTTGTATGCCGGTGGTTGGTCTGTTTATGTTTATACGTCCTTTCATAATCAAATATCAATTTCAGTATTCAACAAATCTTTCTTTGTCACGGGTTCCGGCTTTTTAGGCTGTTTTTCTTCGATTTTAGCCACTTTTTCTTTTTTTGGTGTAATTGTACGTTTTGCGGTTTTCTTTTCCTTGACGGGCTTGTTTCCCGCCGTTTTTGCCGTTTTTCGTGTGGTTCTCTTTACGGTCTTGGTTTTCTTTTCCTCCGGTTCCGGTTGTGGTTCGGGTTCCGGGTCTTTCTTCAAATCCTCAACGGTAACGGCTTTTTCCGGTTCCGGCTTTTTCTTTTCCGCCGGGGCTTTGCTTTTAACAAGTTCCGCCAACGTCAGCGAAACAATATTGTTTGTCAAATCCGGTTCGTTATCCAATGATATTTCCCCGGAAACCGCCGTAAATGTATTATCCCGTTTTTCGTCCTCAATTGCTGCCAACTCCAAAAGATACGGGATTTTCTTTGCGTTCGGGCTGTCGGTTTGGTCTTTCAAATTGTACGTCGGTTTCTTTCGCCAATCTTTCGGGCTGAAATTGAAAACACGGTCAATCGGAATATCCGGGAAATTTTCGTTCCACATCATCGCATATAAATGCAATTGAATTTCCGCTTCTTCGTAAAATCCTTTGCGCCCGCTTTTGAAATCCACAATTGCGTTTATGTATTCTTTTGAACCGGGCTTTGATAACATCGTACACGGCAAATCAATCATTCCGGCGTAATTATGAACGGGGTGTACCAACGCAATTTCCACGGCTAACGGTTTAACGTCATAATCCAAAACAAATTGCGCAAATGCTAATATATCCTTTTTGAAATCATCAGCGTAATAAATGAAATCGGCGGGCAATTTGTTGTTATCAATATAATCTTTCAATTTGGCTTTCAATCCGTCCAAATCATAAACCCGGTTAATTATAAGTTCCTCAAATTGGGCGTGCATAAATGTACCATACGCCGCCCGTTCTGCTTTGTATCGTTCCGCCTCGTCAATACCTTTGTCGGCAATCCATTTTATCAGAAACGGCGATTGTGGCATTGTTTGGGACAAAATTGTTGTAACTGACGGATAAAATTCCGGGGTTCCGTTGTCGTCAAACTTGTAATAATATCGGTGTCCTTTGCTGTTTAGCTGCCATACTTTATACGGCGGTTCAATCAACGCACCATCAAAAAACATTGCTGTCATTTCCTCAACCGTCATGCCCGGCACAATTTCAAAAGCCCCGGCGGGCTGTTCTATTTCGACGGCATCCAATCCGGGGACAATCTGTTGTTCATCGTTTATTTCCGGGAATTTATCGGCGGGCAATTGTCCCATTGCTTCCGCCAACTTCTTAACCGCATTTACTGCGTTACCCATTGTGTTTGCAATACTTTTTTCCGGGTTTTCCGGCTGTTTCTTTTTCGCTCTCATGTTATTTGCTCTTTAATTCGTTAAACAATACATAAACCATTAATCCACACATTGCAGAAAACAAAAAATGGATATAATTCCAAAATCCGGCAATAAAACATATTACTCCGAAAATGCTAAATATCATTGCAAAAACCTTTGCTTGCCACGCATCGGAAAAGAAAACATCAACCATCTTTTCCATTTTTTCGATAAACTTCTTTTTCATGGTTTTAATCCTCCATTCCAAACAGATAATCGGCGGAACAACCGCACATTTCGCAAATTATTACTACCCATTCCGGGACAATCCTTTTGGTTGTCCCGTTGCAAAGATTTGTCATATTTACCTGCCGTGCGCTTTCGCTTGCGCCCTCAAATAAACGGGCTGCAATATCCTTTTTCAATACCTTTTTTCCGTTCGCCTCGGAACGGGCGATTGCTTCATTTACTCTTAATTTCATATTGTTTATTTTTATGGTTATTATTCTACGTGTCCGCAATGTTTGCAGGTTTTTTCCTCAAATATCGGTTCGTATTCATACGGGGTTAAATACCCATCGCCGCCGCAACATTTATAATCGGCGTCGGTAACTTCCATTTCTCCGCCACATACCGGGCAATCTCCTTTTCCGACCAATACCAAATTCAGAAATGCGTCCAAATGTTCGGAACGTACAACCGAAATTCCGGTTGCTTTGATAATGCCGACAACATCAGAAACCGGAACGTCACGTTCGATACTATCAAACAAAGTGCATCCCCAAAATTTCGGGTCGTCTTGTATCATTTCCTTTTGGATTAATTGATTTACAATGATTGTTTCAACTTCTGTTGCTTTCTTTCCGGCTGCTTTCGCCAAAATGTTCAATTCTTTGTCTTTTCTGATATTCATAT